TTGATATAATAACTATAAAATTTTGTTTCAAACAATGTACTTTGCACTAGTGATTCCCCTGGAAAAATGATTTGATCTTGGCATAATTTCTTACGAAAGTGTTGTTCATCAATATATAATTTATCGTAAGTGCTTCTTTGTTGATATCGGTCTTGATTTCTAATTCTAAAGACTCTTTGGGAACTGCAATTAATTGTGCAAGAGGAGTACCAGCTTTGATCACCGTTTCCTCGTTGAGATTATGCCAGAACACCGGAACATTGATATTATTGATTCCGTAGTCACTAGAATAAATCCCACTTAGCGCAGTGAATCGATTTTCATCTGCATAAAACACAGGGGTTTGTATCAACACATAATCATTTGGAATCTTACAACACCAGCCGGTTATAAACTTTATTACAGATCGACTGGAGTGCTGCGGCCAGTGTTGAAATGTTTTAAATAGACTGTCTTGATGTTCTTCGATTGCCGGACTGCCGTTAATTTTCTGCTGATCAATAGGAGTGCGCCATTGTATTTTATCGTGAGGTGAGCCTGCGTTGATATAGATGTCTTGCCATGCTCGCACCACATATCCTTGGCTCTGTAAAGAGTTGATTCCAGGACAATTGGAAATACTGTGTATGATATGGCCGAGATTATTTTTTTGATTTTTAAATTCTCTAGCTGCTTCCTGTTTCCAATTATGCACAATTTTATCAGCAGATAAAATAGGCATTGTCTTATCGATACCAGGTATAGTGGGATAGAATATAATCTTCTGTCTAGTCATGTATTTAATTATACAGCATTGGCACAGCTTTTACAAACAATCATTTACTCAAAAAAAACTTGTTTGCTTCTTAAGTTATCTGCAAATTACGGCACTAAACTATCACTGAAATCCCAGATATTTTGACAAATAATTTCCATGTTAATAGAAATTCGATAATCCAAAGAGAATGATTGGTGGGGTTGGTGGTTAAGATAAAAAGGAAAAATTATCAAATCGCCGACTTGAGGTCTTATATTATAAATTTCGTGAAAGTTATTATCATAAAAACTTAAAGAACCTTGACGTGTGTCTGTAGTTTCAGGTACATTTAAATAGTAAACTGCATTAATGACGCAGGTGTTTAGGTGGTTGTGAATGCCGCCTTTGTAAAAAAATTTATTTGTAACATATCCCCAGCAGCTAGCAAGATTTTTTTGATGTAATTCTAATGGTCCGAATTGCTGAACAGCAATATGAAAAAAATCTTTGTATAGAGCGTGAAACACTCCTGAAGAATCCTTAATTGGAAAGTTATTTCCAGTTCTATAGTCAGCCGTTTGGTGTGCTGCTAACACCTGGGTCTTCATCCGATCAATTGGATAGGATTTTAGACCTTGATGTAGAAATATTGGTAGATTTGAGTCTACTTGATTCATGTAACCAAACTATATCACTCGTCGTCGGGCGGAGCCGGATCGTAATATTTTAGTAGGTCTTCAAATGATTTTTTATGCGCTAATGATCTTCTTGATAATTCACCAAACCATTCTACTAAATGTGGCAACTTTTCTTCTAGAGCATCAGCTGCATATTTTGTATACATCTCGGCTGACTTTTGCATTTCAGAAACAATTGCAGTTTCTAATACTTGGGTAAGACTCATCGATGGCTTTCCAGTATCTGGATCACCTAATCCACCCATGATAGCTTCCTTCAAATGGCCTTGGGCGGACTTGTGTTTGTCTTCGGCAATTTGTTTAAAATAAGCTGTGGCATTTGCATCTTCATATTTTTCAGCTACGGTAGCAAAATAGTGATATCTATCATTAGATCGTGCCTCAGCAGCAAACGCTAATTTAATATTGGCTGCAGTTTTGCTATCTAGGGGTATCGGAATTGCCAGTGGCGTAGTCGGGTCAATAGGGACTGCAGGACCTGAGTTGGATGTTGCTGATTCTGTATTCATGTAATTTTTCTCCGAAATAGTTGAAATTATTTAGTATATTTATTGTTCTGCATCGCTGATTACTAGGGTGTCATTATTGAAATTTCCTTTAATAAAAGTATTAAAAGAAATACTCAGTCGTTCATTGTTTGTGGTATTTACGGGCACACTGTGATAGAGACTAGAAGGAAAAAGTATTAACATTGCATCTTCAACAGGAATCGACCATTCGATACTGTTAAATGGAGTACGTTCATTACAATTAAACTCCATAAAAAACGGTGAAGTTAGTCTGTTGAAACAGATAGAATTTTCACTGTTTGCAACATTCACATAGTATACTCCTGAAATAACACTATTTCTGTGATTGTGCAAATCGTGCGGTTGTCCTTTTTTATTTTGATTTTTCCAAGAATTTGTCATATAAAATTGGCAGTCAGTTTTGATCACTTCTCTAGCATAATTGTGAACATGTTCCATGAATATGTTTTTCAAATCTAAGAATACCGTGTCATCAAGTAGAGAGGAGTTGACAGAGGTCTGATTGCCTTGTCTACTTATAGCAGTTATAGTATTGGTGTCAAACGCTGTACGTTCAGTCGTTGATAACTTTCTAAGATTAATTCTATAGATAGCTGCAGGAAAAATTGGAATAATTTGCGGAGTCATAATGTTATTATAACAAGTATTTAATACGGTATCTTTAGGCTAGTAAATAATCTGGCAGGATAATGTGGGATAAAACAGAAATTAAATACTGGAAAAGTTTTTAATCTGAATAGTTCCAATCATGCTACCATGAATACTACACTGATATCTGTAGCTACCACTAATGCTATCTGGAATCTTCCAATACAGTGTACCGGATGTTTGCCCTTGAGCAGACGAGCCTGTAGTAACTGTACCTCCTGTGGTTACGTGTACTAACCCAGTGTTGTAATTTGCACCTGCACCATCTTGTATCAAGAAAGGATGTCCCATCACATTGAGATTAAAAGCTATGGTGGTGCCATTTATGGCATATACTGTAGGATCGTCTGTGGTCCCGTATTGGTCAAATCTGTATGCTGTGGCACCGTTATTGGTCACATTAAGCCTTGTTATGGCCTGTAGATAAAATTGGTCAATAGTAAGATCTGCACGATCGCTTAGTCCAGTAAACGCTGTGGCGCCTGCACTGACTGTGCTAGCAATAGTCACTGTGTCTGTGCCAGCATTGGTAGTTATTGAAATACCAGTGCCAGCTGCTAGGGTCAATGTGTCTGTAGTCGAGTCTGCTTCAACATTTGACTGTCCAGCTACTGCCACAATGCTAAAAGTATTTTGACTCGACCCTGAACTAGTTATAGTGATAGAATCTGTGCCAGCATCTGTTGTAAGTGTTATACCTGTGCCTGCTACTAGTGTCAATGTATCTGTGGCAGAGTCTGCCACAACACTAGATTGTCCTGCAACGGCTATAGTAGCAAAACTATCAGATGCGGTGCCGCCACCGGAAACTGTAGCCCATGTATTGTCGCCTCTTAGATACGTAGTAGCATCTCTTGTACCTGATGAGCCTAATCTCAAAACCGGAACCGTGCCGCTGCCTAGATTTGTAGCATTCAATGCAGTAAGATTTACGCCACTAACAGCTGGCAGTGTGGCTGGAAAACGTGCGTCGGGCACTGTACCTGAAGTCAATTGATTGGCATTGAGTGCAGTTAGATTTGCACCTGAACTTGCAGGTAACGTGGCTGGAAAACGTGCATCAGGCACGGTGCCACTAGTCAATTGCGTGGCATTGAGTGCAGTTATTAAATGGCCATCACCACTGAAACTGGTAGCAGTGAGTAATCCAGCATCGCTAATAATAACTGAGCTGTTTTTAATATTTGTGCCACTAGTACCACTATATCTAACTACGGCATTATCGACATAGCCACCTAACACAGAATTTACGTTGCCCGAACCGCTGCCACTTGCGCCGGGTGGACCTTCTGGTCCTGCTGGTCCTTGCACGGTGGCTGTGGTTTGAACAGTGTTATCTGGGAATCTCAAAGTACCGCCTAGCACCAAATTGGGAGTTATGGTTATAGGATTGGCATTGGTAACGTTAAGAGTTGTGCCTACAATAGTGATATTGCCAGTAGAAGCCACGGAAGTAAAAGTTATAGTATCTGTGGCTGCATTGGTTGTGATAGCAATACCGGATCCTGCTACCAATGTCAGTGTGTCTGTGGCAGTGTCTGCTATCACAGTTGGTTGTCCTGATACAACCAAGTTGGTAAAACTAGGTGAGGTTGAGAAATCAAATCCACTGCTGATCACATTCCAAGCAGTGCCGTTGTATCGCCACGATTTTTGATCAACAGTATAGACTTGATTGAGTGCTGGGCTATTAGGAAAATTTATAGGCATTTTTTAATCTCTGTAAAATATTTATCAACGACCCAATCTCAGTTTTAAACCACTGTTGATCCTAAGATTAGACAAGATTTTTCTTGATCCTGATTTAAATCTAGCGTCAATCTGCCCTTGGTAAATCACTCGAGCATCGCCTCCTTCGAGACTTTCGTAGTCCAACCAATTCGCAGTATTGACTGTGGTTGATTCCGTGCCAAAGTAAAAATCAGCAGCGTCCTGTGTTTCTAGCGATTGTAACCATGCTTTGACTTCCACCCAGGTCCAGTCTCTATTCCACTCTAACACGGTGGCTATAAACCCTGTGGCCACCGGACAGGCAGCACTAGTGCCGCTAAAGGCAGCGTCAGTGGTGTTTCCGGAATTGTAGCTAAGAGCAGCATAGGTATCGGGTCTTGGCCAGTTTGTGGCATAGCCTCTATTGGCTGCCAAGGTGCCATCTGCAGGGGCATACACATCTATGCTGTTTCCTCTATCGCTGTAAGAAACTTTGGCTTCTTTTGAAGTTTTATAATCGTCATCTAGTGCTCCGATATTGATCACAGGATAAATCACTGTGCCGTTGGCATCAGTGTATTTGCCGCCTTGTTGAGGAAATCCTCGACGATTTGTTGTGCCAAATACTCCAATTCCAAACTCGGAAAAATTGGAGGTAGCTAGGGGCCCGCCATTGATAATGGTAATAAAATTGTTATAGTCAGGATGGCTGCTGTTGACCTGTTTTTGATTACTGTTGCCAGACGCTGCAACAAAAATCACCCCGGCATTGATCAGTTCCTCTTGCGCTGTGGTCAGTGAATTTGTTTTCATTTCACTTTTCCATCGGCCGGAGTCGCCCTGTGTGCCCATATGGCTCAGCCAATTTATACCTGTTTCGGTGGTGTAAGCAGTGTTGCTTGTTGATCTATGAGTGTAATAGTAAGTTGCTCCACCGGGATCTTTGTCGGATCGATAGCCCCAGCTATTACTTGTTATTGTAGGATTTCTAGTATTAAAAAGGGTATTCACTGGCTTTACCGTATGAAATATTTTCATTATATCAAAGCCCTGTTCTATGCCTGCACCGTATCCGCCGTAAAGATCTAATACCCATTTATTGGCGTTATAGGCCCAGCCTTGTGTTCTTCCGTAGGTCAGTGCAGCACAACAGGTGCCGTGATCGCCTTCATTAGATATTGCAGCGTTAGTACCATTGCAGTTTGCCCTAGTATAATTAGAAGTAACACTCACTGTGCCTGCATTCGCAAACTGTGTGCTGCGCAGGTTGTTGTCTGACCACCATGATCTTGCCACTGAATCTACTGGGACTGTAGTGCCGTCCCATCTGGTGATTAATCTTGTGGCAGGATCAGCATTGAACCAATCAGGATCAATATAATATGGAGCATCTAGTACCAAGTCTAATAGATCACAGGTGCCGTTGCCTGGTAGAACATTGCCTCCAACATAGCCATTGGGCTTCGGCACAGCAGCGAAGGGACTAGAATCGGAAAGAGAATTGTTTTGAAATTCTGGGTGGCCGATCCAGGTGCCGTCATCTGCAACTATGACATCCACGTGCTTGCCCGTGCCGTATTGTGGAATATTGATATTGACCACTGCGTTGTCAGCCAGTGCAGCATCTACCCAAGGATCTAATTTCTGTGTGCATCTATAAAGCTGATATCCGGTTCTGTTGACGTCTGAGGTATCGGGCGTTGCTGCCAGTGTATTGGAAGCAGAAAATTCTCTGTAATTTTTCACCGCAGCAGTATATCTGTTTACCAAGTCTGGTCTTACTGAATGCAGTTCGTCCGGTGGCGGGGTGAATTCTGAATAGCGTTTGTAATCTATGTTGATGAATTTTATTCTTGGATCGTTTTTTAACTGCTCTGCTTCGGTATCAGTGAGTAGATACGTGCCTCGAGTCAAACTGTGTAATTGGTCATCTACACAGTCTACGGTTCTGTCAGGCACGTATTCACTGACTCGGCCTAGACGGGTTAATTCTGCGTTTAGCTCATCCCATTCTGCTTCAGTATGTGTGCCTAATTGATAATATTTTTTTTCCATGGCTTAATGCAGATCTACCCAGGCGCCGCCGGCACGTCCTTGAAACTTACTTGTTGTGGTGTTATAGATCATATCGCCGTTGACCGCTGTCAACAGATCTCTTGCTGTAGATGTAAAAGATGCCATTTTCAAAGGACTTGCTGTTATCTCCACACGGGTACCAGCTGTTAATTGTATTTCATTATCTGAAAAAAGTTCAGGTGTTCCAGATCCCTGACTTGAAAAATTGCCAGTCAGTATGATGTCTTTCACAGTCAATCGATTATTTACTGACAGATCCAATGCAACGTTGACACTGTTATCTATCACAAGATTATTTTGCACTGTGACATCTGATTCATAAATCACTGCGGGCGTAAATATTATAGCGGAAGAATCCGATGAGTCTATAGTGGTCACAGCAAAGGTAATATTACCTGTGGTGCCACCACCGATGATCGTGATGTTGCCTGAACTATCAGAAGTTGTAGTAATGCCGCCTGAGCCGTTGAATCGCACTGTGCTGCCGGTTGAGATAGATCTTGTTGTAGAGTCATCTGCTTGAACACTTAATACAAATGCACCGGCTGACACAGCCGAGGTTACAAATGATGTTGTGGCCAATCCTGCTGTAGCTGGTAGTGCTGCTACTGTGGAATCCACGTAGGATGTAGTAGCTAAATTTGTAGTGTCAGGATATGGAAATACCGGCTGGATCCACTGTTCAGAATCACCGTCATCAAAATAAACATACAGTATACCAGTGTTGGTATCTAACCAAAGATTGCCTGGACTGGGGGAACTCGGCGCTGTGTCATCTACAGATACACTAGTTCCTCCGCTGGCCTGGCCTGCCCCGTCTTGATATAACACTGTAGGTGCTAAAGGGTCACCTGAATAGTCTGCAGGAAGATCTGCGGTTGCCGGTACCCAATAAGGATTTGTGCTAAGGGCATATTCTGTAATGTTTGATCCGGTTTGCTGAATCCACACAGTATATGTAGTGTTTGCTGCCAATGTGACAGCACCGGGATGCAATGGGTTGCCGGCTAATACGTTACTTCCAACAGCAAGCGATGGGTCCCATGGACCAAGATGTCCGTAGGTTAACATTTGATTTACATCTTGACCAGCAGTCCATGCTGTGCCTTGTTGAATAGCAAAGAATGCTTTTAGGTCAACCCCTACGTATTTTGTTAGATACAATGCTGCAATGCTATTGGTACCCACTGTAAATGTTACATAGTCTTTGTCGCCCGAAATCAAATTGCTATTTACAACAGTATTATGTATGTGAATATTTGGGCCAAACAGTCTAGAGCTGCTAGCTAGACTCACAAAGTCTGTTTCTGAAACATTAGACAAATCGCCTTTGGCTAAATTTAGTCCGCCAACGGTGGATCCGTTATAAATTCTAAGAGTATTAGCTGTTTGATCGTAGAAAATTTCACCTCTTAAACCTGATTTTCTGTTAAGGAAATCAGCTTCTCTGGGGATTATTCTCACTGCATCGGATACGGTTATTTTGGCCATTGATGTTTTTATGTTAGTAAAGTATTTATTGAAAAATGTCATCTATGTGTCAATAAATATACCATGACTGGTACTATCAAAATAATACAAGATGACTTTTCTGTGAGTTTTATTTTTCTAAAGGCTTTAGAATATCTTATAGAAAATCAAAATCAACTATCTGTTGTTGATCAGTCTGTAATTAGGCAACTTTGGCAAACTGAATTTAAATCAACGATTTCTGAAGACTGGAGTTACATTGAATTTCCAAATAGTTTTGATCAATTGACGTTTTCATTGAAATTTAGTTAGTTTCATCTATCCATATATTGTTAGTAACAAGCTGTATGTCATATTTTGCAAGCAATTTCTGCACCTTGTCCGAAGCATCAACACCTGAAAATGTCAACGAATGAAAATTTGTTTCTGACAAAACAGGATAATACACAAGATAAAATTCACAGTATGGATCCCAGGCAGCATATACTCCTATTACGCCCGGTTTAAAGTAGATTTCTTCCCAAACTGCTATGTCTGCAACACTGGGATCTGCAATAGTTTGCAAGTTTTTAGACGAGGTGGGTTGACAATAATCCTTATCAAATTTGTGGTTGAAAATTTCGTCACTGGAAATAAAACGTGTGGCCATAATCAATATTTATGAAATAATTTTGTTGCAGTCTTAAATAGCTAGTGTAAAAGGATAAACAATATGACCGTGGTAATAAACAATTTTTTCCCTGGAGAACTGCAACCCAGCACAATAATAGGAGGCTGTATTGCCATTTATGAAAATGCTTGGCCGAATCCAGAGAACACCATCAAGATGGTAGAAAATGCAGCTTCTGATTCAGATTCCGGGGTGCATTGGCAACGAGCGGAAACCACCCAGGACGGTCCACATCAAACCGCCAGAACAAATAAAATGATGGGCGTCACTCATCTAGCAGGAGTTACCAATAACGCTGTGTTACAAAATGTTCATAACCAGTTCTATATGTTATTGTTAGCGGCGTCAATTCCGTATGCCAAAAGATTTAATATCAAAGAAGGGCTATGGCACGAGCATTACCAAATGTTAAAATATGAGCAAGGTGAAGAATATAAAGGTCATTATGATGGCGGAACCCCAATAGGAAGATCAATATCTTGCTTGTGCTATCTAAATGGCAATTTTGAAGGTGGCGAGTTAGAATTTCCTAATTTTCACGTGAAAATTAAACCTGAACCTGGAATGTTGGTTTTATTTCCGTCCAACTATGCGTATCTACACATTGCGCATCCAGTGACATCTGGCACAAAATACAGCATGGTAACGTGGATCAAGGATAGAGAAATATAATATGTATTTTCCTTCTTTGTGTGTAGATAATTTTTATAACAATCCAGATGTAATTAGAGATTTTGCGTTGTCATTGGAGTTTAAAGCAACTACCGCGGTTCCGTGGCCGGGCAAAAGATCCCCGTCGCTGGACGCTGTAAATCCAATATTTTTTAAAAATTTCTGTGACAAATTATTTTGTTTATCCTTTGATTTCAAAAAAACCAACAGTGTTAAATGGGCAGTAGAAACATACTTTCAAATTGCAGAACCAGATCAATACTCATCAATCAACAAAGGCTGGATTCATTCAGACTATAAACCTTATGCAGGAGTTATATATCTTACTCCTGGTATTGATATGGATTGCGGGACATCGTTGTTTAAACCAAAAAACTCATTCGACATTCCTATAAATCTAGAAGAAAAACAAGATATGTTTTTGAACTTTGAAAAAAACAAAACTGATTTTTACTACGAAAAACTACAAGAAAACAACAGTCTATTTGAAGAAACTGTAAATTTTAAAAATATCTACAATAGAATTGTTGCTTATGACGGATTCCAGTATCACGGTGTAAATAAATTCACAGGGTATGATAACAGGCCTAGACTTACACAGGTATTTTTTATTCAAGAAGTAAGTTCTGACTATTTTCCTATTCCTGCATCGAGACAAATATTATTATGAAATTTCCATATTTTTTTATCAAACAAGAAGAAATAGTTTTAGACTGTTTTACTCATGTCCCACATGCCTATGACTACGCTAAAATTGACTGGGCCATGAAGTATGCGCCTGAGTGGTGGAAACAGTTGCCATCGAAAGTTCCAGACTCTGATCCTCCTTTGGTAACCTTAAAACATTGTAATGCAGTTATAGAATACTATAAAAAAGGCATAGCTATTCCTGCATGGTTTGAAATGGATATGATTGTAAATCCCATAGGATCTGAAAAAGAATGGGAATGGACTAGTTCTAACCAAGACGTTTCTACTAGCTCTAATCATCCAGGTGTGCAATTTCCCGGCTTTGCTGGCCAGCATGGTCATAATATAAAACTTATTTCTCCTTGGGCAATCAAGACCAAAAAAGACATGAATTTTACTTGGACTGAGCCGTTATGGAATATGCAAAATACACATAAAGTGATATCAGTATTGCCTGGCCTAGTGAACTACAAATATACCCATGCCACCGAAATCAACCTATTTGTAAAACAGACCAACGAACTACAAACTTGCACCATACTGCCGCTGACTCCACTGGCTATTATGCACCCTATGACTGAAAAAAAGATCAAAATTGTGCAACATTTGGTTACGCTACCTGAATATCAACGAGTATTTGGCATTGATAAATTTGTGATGAAAAGAGATGAATATCGTGATTCTACTCTGCTTTATAATAACAAAAAAAGACTGCATGAAAAAATAGAACAGCAAGGACAAGGGTGTCCTTTTCACCAAGGAAAACATAATGGAAAATAAAGATTTTTTTGAAAAAAACAAATACCTAATACTTAGATCTGCTATTTCTACAGAACTAAGAGATTTTGTTACGCAATATGCACTGTTTGACGAAATGCAGAATTTTACTCCGGAAAAGGCCTTTGTAGGAAGTGGTGCACCGTGTCCCGAAGCTCATTCAAAATACTGCGATCCTGCAATGGAAAGTATGTTGTTATACCTTCACCCTGTTATGGAACAAGCAGTGGGGTTTTCTTTGTTTCCAACTTATTGTTATTATAGAATTTATAGAAACGATGATAAAATGCCTCCCCATATAGATAGGCCTAGTTGTGAAATTTCTGCAACTGTGTGTTTAAATTTTAATTACAACGTTGATAACGTTTGGTCAATATATTTAGACGGCAATCAAGTTGATCTGCTACCTGGTGACCTAGCAATTTATCGAGGCTGTGAAGTCCCTCATTGGAGAGAACCGTTTGACCGAGGTCAAGATGCTTGGCAAGTACAGGCGTTCTTTCATTATGTAGATGTTCACGGACCAAATGCAGAATGGAAATGGGACAAACGACCTTCTCTAGGCGTGATGGGTTCGGGCCCTAATATTGAACGGCTAAAAGAGTATAACGCATCTACTAAGCCTAGTAATGCTATGGCTGAGAAATCCTATATTCAATACACCAAATGATAGACGCTTGGTTTCCCACACTGATATATAATGATCAATTGGATTTCCCCCATAATCAGCATCTTGTAAACAAAGCCAAGACTATATATTCTCAAACTCAAGGCCATACTGTTACCAAGTGGGCCTGTGATACCTACAATACTGTGGGATTTTATGATTATAAATCTGATCAAGACACTGCGGTTCTATCCTTGATCGAACTGCTTCGAATCAAGGTACACGAATTTGGTAAAAGCTACGGTATTAATCTTCCTATCGAATATCTTCACTGCAAAGACTTTTGGTTTAATCTTGCAGAGCCGGGAGCCTATCAAGAATACCATCAACACACTCGATCTCATTTCAGTGTTAGTTACTATCTAGCTGTGGGAGAAAACTGTGGGAAAATTCGATTTAGAAGCATAGAAGCCATGACTGACATGTATACTCTTCCGGTAGAAGGCAATCTTGAAAATTTTGCTAGTAGAAAAACTTGTGCATATGAACCAGTAGAAGATTTGCTTTTGATATTTAGATCTAATGTTCCACACATGGTGGAAAAAAATTACAGTGAAGATCTCAGGATCAGCATTAGCGCAAACTTTGAATATGCCTAGGCCGGAGTCAGTCAGACAATATGATATTGCCTTGCTGTTTGGCACCACCAGGTTGGTACAACCACAGATCTTTATCGTCTACCCAGGTTTCTCTTACAGGAACTATTAGACCTAGTTCTTTAGCTCTGTGATATGCGGCTTTCATGGAACCTGGGCCGTAAAAACATTCAATATTGCCAGGTTTTGCCTGTATCCATTTTCCTGTGACAATATAAAATTCAGCATAGGGCAGATATGCAGCATATAACCCTATGCCTCCAGATTTGTAGCAAATCTGTTCCCAGATTTCTACATCTTCAACCCTCATTTCTCTATCATATTTCCAATTTACAGTTGGTGGCGCATATGGAACATCATGATCCATCCAATTTTCATTAAACAGTTCATCTTCCCAAGGCGCTGTAAATATATCTCGATTAGTTTTAAAAAACGCCATTAGCTAGGATACCTTACTACAACAAAGCCACTAGCGCCATAGCCGCCGCCAGCGCCCCATCCAATATTTGGAGCCCAGTATGAGCCGGCACCGCCGCCTGACCCAGAATTGGGAGAATATGCATGAGTAACACCCCATCCTCCGCGAGGATCTTGACTGTATGAATAGTAGCTGTAGCCCCAATTTGGGCAGCTGCCGTGGCCCCGGCCGCCGCCGCTGGCTCCGTCGCCGCCTGGCTCTGAACTATTACCACCACCACCACCACCACCTGCTCGGGCTATACTAGAACCTGTGATCGAACTGCTGGTACCAAGTCCGCCTTGCTGATTTTGACCCGATTGGGACGATCCGCCGCCACCGCCACCAGTCCATGTATAATTGTACGGACTACCTGGATTACCTTGGCCTCCTGTGCCACTTCCTGCACCATATCCATAAGCTGATCCGCCGCCACTGCCGCCGTATTGTCCTGGACTGCCGTGGTAGTAGCCGCCGCCGCCTCCATAGACGCCTTGGATTGGGCCAAAATTACTAGATGCGCCAGTTGTAGTGCCATTGTAAGGATATGGGCCTGCGCCGGCACCCACAGTCACTGGGGTACTGCTACTAATCGGTGTGCTGCCAGTAAGATATCCTCCTGCTCCGCCACCACCATTGCCGTTGGTGCTGTACCCCATTCCGCCACTGCCGCCGCCGCCAATTACTAGATACTCTACAGTTGCTGATGTAGCTGCTGTTACAACTAAATTTGACATTGAATCTTTATATTTTTCTTTGACTTTGACTTTTAGCTCATGGTCACCTACAGTGGTAAACAAGTGGATGGTATATCCTCCGGCGGTGTATACTTTATCCCCACCGGTGATTTCGTAGATAGATTCCGAAATTGCTTTTTCGGGCTGTTGAACATTTGATTGACTTCTTATTGTGCTGATAAAAGGCATATATTTCTCCGTTTTTTGTTATGGACTGAACGTAAAGCTGCCGGTTGAAGTAAACTGATGCAGTCTGTATCCACTAGGCGTAGTAACTGTGCCGCCTGTGGCTGCGAACCCTGTTGCTGCCGGGGCTCCATGTATTACCAACCAAGTGTCTGTGCTGCGTTTTCTACACATTAATTCTTCAGATGCATACATTGCTCCCGAAGCAGTATTACCTGTAAGAGTGACTCCACTACCTGCTGTGAGAGCCACACTGCCCGTGTTGACTCTAGCTATGCTGATTGTTGTACCTATGGGAAACGCCACACTGCTATTGGGAGGTATAGTTATAGTTGCTGAGCCGGTGTTGTCCATAGTAACAACTTTTCCGGCGTCTGACAATACACAAGTATAACTGCTTGTTTGCACATTTTCTACTTCTAAACTTGTGGCCAGTCCTGCTACTGTTAGCTGTGTGACAGTTAACGTGCCTGTGCTGGGTTGAAAAGTTAATTTTGAAGAACTACGTCTTACCGCAGTAATTGTAGTGTCTGAAGTAGCTGTGGTCAACGTCACGAAGTGAGAGGCAGCATCAGAAGTATTATCTGTTAAAGATAATCCAGCAGTGGCCCAACTTAATGTACCTGTTCCGTTGGTTGATAACAACTGGGTATTTGTGCCGTCTGTGGCAGGCAGTGTCCAGGTCACGTTGGAAGACACTGTTGCTGGAGCTTGAAAAGCCACCCAGTTTGAACTATCTGCATCTGCGAATCTTAAATCGCCCTGACTCTGTAGCTGTGCATCACCGGCCACTTTGAATATACCAGTGCCGGCAGGATCTATGGTAATGTCCAGATCGTCAGCAGCAGTTAGAGTGGTGTTATCTATATTAAAACCACCAACTCCTGAGCCGCCTGCTGTTCCTGCTGTATGTTTTCTACCCATGGTATTCTCCTAGTTACGCTGTTGCGGTTTCGATGCCATAGGCCACTACGTTAACCCCAGTAGCACTGGAACGTACCACTAGTAATTTTCCAGCGTCCATGACGATACCTGTGCGTTCTAGCACACCTTTGGGGGATAGACTCACGTCATATTCCAGCCATTCTGCGTCTGTTGGTGAAGCAGAACTTGCTAGTGCTATTCGTATCAGTGCTGCACTTGCGCCACGATTTACCACACTGACTGTTGCCACTGTGAATGTTGTAGCAGGCACTGTATACACTGTTGTCAGTGTTACTGCTGCAAGATCTGCTGTTCCTAGTCTTCCTGTTGCCATAATTTATTTCTCCGTTTTATTTAGTTCAAAAAGTAATTGAATGCTAAAGGTATTCCTATAACACCGCCTCTAAATTCAAAAACTGCATTCATTTTAATTGGACCTGCTGTAGTAGTAGTGATAACGTTTGAACTAATAAACACACTACCTGCTGTAATAGAGTTTACGTTTAAACTTGCGCCACCACCACCAATTTGACCAGCAATATAAGCCTTAATAGCTCGCTGTGTAGGTACTATATTGTCCGAATCTGCTGTAAAGAACGGATCTGTGGAGAATTCAGTGATTGTTGCTGATCCGCCACCTAGTGTCACATTACCCAAATTAAGTTCTTGTAGTCCCGAAATATTAAATGCATCTGCATTCAGTGTAGCAATACCAGTTGACTGTTCAATAGCAAACAAATCACCAACACGGAAGTTACCGTCTTGGTCAGTTGATGTAAAGAACACCCTGCCTCCTCCATTATCCACTGCTTCGTTGGCAGCAATAACGGGTTGGGTGCTCAACCCTGGATAATTGGTTTCTTCAAAGTTTCCTGTGCCTATGTCCAGAAAATCGTGTCCAGTCAATCGAACCTGGCTGTATCTAATCCTGGTTTCGACACTGACTCCGTCTGTTGGTGCTTCTGATCTTGTTAGTTGTGGGCTGATTTGGAAGAATGCTGTGTAAGCACCTGCGTTTTCTCCCAAGAAGGTGATCACGTTGACCAATTTGAAAGTTCTGTCAGGTAAATGACTGAACACCACGTTGGCGCCTGGCACTGGTTGAACGCTGATTCTTCTCACGGCTACAAACGATCCTGGCTGGAATAGATTGGAATAACCATCACCCAGGTCTACTTCTCCACTGCCTGTGACGTAACTTGCACCTCTGTTTACAAAACTTGGATTGGCCAGCACTCCACTGCCTGTTCTCACGGTTACGGGAGATTCAAATGTGTTGTTGGGATCAGTGAATGTAATAGTTGGTGCTGTGGCATAGCCCGATCCAGGTTCTGTGATATTAACTTGGAACAGTTTGTCAGCAGCCACTTTAGCACGACCTCTAGCGGTAGCGCCTGTTCTAATATAAGTAGCTACTGTTGTAGGACCGCCGCCGCCAACTCCTACGAACAAGCCGTATCTATTTCTGTTACCAAAAGTGATTGCGTTGAAACCGTTGGCTGCTGTAGATGTGGCTCTTAGAGTCCAAGTAACACCATCTGGCGATGTTGCCGCTGTTGTGGTTGTACTCACAGCAAGGAATACTCCTTGACCGTAGGTAACTTTGTACCAATCTGCTGTGGCTGGCAGTGTGCTGGCAGCCCAAGTTATACCATCTAAACTATAAGCTGCAATTGCGCCGTTGGTGCTTGAAATAACAACAAATCTGTTGTTACCGTAGGCAATGCTTTCCCAGTTTGACGAACTTGGCAATGCACCTGCAGTCCATGTTCCTGTAACACCTGTTGAGGTAGCATGATTGGCTATTGAGCCACCTCTCTGTATGGCCACAAATCTGTTTTTACCGTAGGCAATAGCTGTGAAGCCGGTAGTGGTTAGTGTGCCTGTTTGATCCCAGACTTCACCGTCGTTACTGATTCTCACTGTGGTTACATCATCGCTGATAGCTACAAATTTTTGTTTGCCGAAGGCCACATCAACCCATATAGCAGAAGTCTGCATGTTGGTTGCTGACCAAGTGATACCGTCATCGCTGTAAGCACCTGTGGTGTTGGCGACGGTGCCAGCCACCGCTACAAATTTGCTGACTTTGCCCACTGAAGAACTGTCGTCAAAAAGACCTGCAGCCATTGCAGACCAGTTTGCTGCGCTTGGCATCAAGCTAGTTTGTGAAGTCCAATTAACGCCATCTTCTGATGTTGCACCAGCGGTAACTCCATTGCGTAGAGCAACATATCTGCCACCTATGCCGTAACCTGAGTGATCAAAATCTAAGATAGCACCTGTGGTAGAATTCACTGCGGTGATTGTGATCACTAGATCATTGGCAGTTGTGGTGCCGCCTAGGCTGGTGCCTAGTATGGTTATGGTTTGTAATCTAGCATAACCTGTTCCGGCACCCTGAATAGATGGTATATATTTCCATCCATTACGTATCACTGTGAAAGTGGCTCCTACACCTGATCCAGCATAAGTGCCTGTGACTGTGGTATACACAGCAGCAGTTTCACCGTATTTCACTGCGGTCCATGTGCCTGAAGTTGGCAGAGTGGCAGCTGTGCTGGCGTATCCAGGTGCTGAGAATGTCACTCTAGGTTCAATGACATAGGTAGTAGAAGCATCTGGATTAACTATGGTAGTTCCTGCTATCAAATGATCAAATCCTGCTACACCGTCTGATTCTTTGACCAGTCCTGCCACTTTTGTACCTGAATTATAAGTGGTAATTATACCAAACTGTCCCGCACCTGCACCTCCTGTGAGCACAACTTTCATGCCTATATAGGCAGTGCTGGATTCGCCGTCTGTGGCAGCTATGGTTATACTAGTTGATGTTCCACCTTGAGCAGTGTTGGCAGCAGTCTTATAACCAAATCCGCCAAGATTTCCTTCTGCTTCTGGAGCATTTGTGCTGTCGTCAACCAGGTCCAACATGCGAACTTCAAACACAGCATCGTCACGGAATTCATCAGCTTCAACAATGGCTCCACTACCGCCACCAGTTAGCGTGTAAGTTACTTCAGTATAGTCAATACCTGCGTTGGTAAATTCTAATTGTGTTAGTGCTGATCCGTCAGTGATGACTCGATCAATCTCTGCATCAAATTGCAGGCGGTTATCAACTATGGCTGTGCCGGCAGTTTCAGTGTCGTCGAAACCTTCTGCTACAGAACCAAAATCTCCGTATGAGTTGTTGCCGTTAGTTGCTCTGATTCGGCCGCCTGCTTCAGCTAGGTATGCTATGTGTGCATAGTATGAGAACACAGATACTAATTCAGCACGACCGTTGTTGGTGATCCAAGCGCCAATACCGTCTGATATTACCTGAGTAAAGTCATTGGAAACAATACTGTCATTACCACCGTTGTGTAAAGAGCCATCGATCTTCTGTCCCACAGCCGCTGTTCCCAATGTGGTTAATCCCTGCACATAGGGTGAACGTGTTATAATCCAAGTGCGATAATCGTCTGGTCCCCAACCTGGATCCAAACTTGCATATGCTCCTGCACTCACTCTAGAAGTACCGTATTCATTTTCAGCTAACAGGTCACCAGTGAGTCCTTCGAGTGTTTGATCTCTTAGACCTGTGGCATCTCTGAGATAATACATATCTTCTTCCAAACTGCCCATTACACTGTTTGCATAGTATCTAGCTGCGTATCTTGATTTGTAGTTGCCTGGATATTTCAAATCGTATTTCAATGCATCTATGTAGGTGTTGACGTCTCTGAGACAGGCTGCGCTACTGTAGTAAAGAGCCACTGTCATTGAACCACTGCCGTTGCTGGCAATATTAAATGCGGTGTTTGAATCTCTTGTGGTAGCAATCTTAAATGTAGTAGCACTGACCACATTCTGTACATAGTAAGTAGTGGTGGTAGTTACTCCACCAATAGTCGTACCTGTGAATCTTACAGCTGCATTTCTTGTCATCCATGCCGTTGATGTACAAGTGAATACGTCAGTGGCAGCTGTGGCAGCGGTAACTGTGGTAGTGAAAGTTGAATCAATGTAAGCATCAATTTCTGCAACAATATAATCTCTGTTGCGCTCTAATTGTAGCACAGCATAATCAACCATTCTGTTGCCTGTGGCACAGCGACTGCCTTCGTTGGTAGCACCGTAAAGGATATCATCTACCAAGGTCATTAGTGTTTCAATACGAGCCTGTGCAGTTGCGTTACCGCCCACATTGGCCAGTGCTTCTGTTTTGGCGTTAGTTAATGCGTCTCTAGTAATGGTTTTTTGATTACCTACAAATACCTCTGCTGCTGAAGCTCTTAGATATGAGTATGCTGCTTCTCTAGATTTGAAGTTGCTGTTGAACATAAAGTCAAACATCACAGCTTCTAATATCAATCGAGTATCTCTAATACACTTGGTTTGTAGATATCGAATCTTAGGAGTAACACCATCAGTTTTGTATGCACTTGGGAATATCGCATTAAAGGAAGTACCACCTGACGATAGGCAAGATACAGTAATACTTGTTATGTTAACAATGTCGCCTGCTGCTAATCCGTGTGTTGCAGTAGTCACTACCGCATATCCTGTAGAGTTATTATAGACAAAGTTACTAACTGCTAACTCTGTTCCATTGGATTTCGTTACTATTCCACCACTGACATAGGTGTGTGCGAGAGTATGCTTACCAACGTAGATTCTAAAATCTGTCGAGGTCAACGAAGTTTCGTCTACTACAAAGTCAGTGTGCCATGCTACTGCATTTAAATCATCTACAACATTTTGGACAATGGTTTCTTGTGCAGCGTCTAATGTCACTGCGGCTGCTATCAATGCAGTGGTCGATGTAACGGCATTAGTAGCTGTAGGGTAATCTATAACTTCTACAGATATACTAATACCAGCACCGTTGGTAAATGTAGTTAACACTGCGCCGCCATATGTAGCTGCCAGTTGGAATGTGTTAGTGGTTACTGTGCCTACTACCCAATATTTGACACCGTTGGTTAACCCGTTGCCAGTTTCTCTTGGAACAACTGCATCTCCTACACTTAATCCATGACTGTTGCTGGTAAGTGTGTCTGTACCAGATATTGTAGTAACTGTGATCTGTGGCGTTGTGGCCTCAGTGGAATCACCTTGTATGATATTAGTAATGATGTCTACTAATGCACCTACTGTGGCATTGGCAGCTGCACCACCTGTAAGGTTGGTAACATCAGTCCACTGCGTAGCGTTATTTCCAGTGGATTTCGTTACTGCGGTGTTGATAATAATCTGTTGCACAATTTCTTTTAACCTAGCGTAGGCAGCTACTGTGGCAGCAATTTCTGTACTGTCAATTTGCAATGCTGTGCTGTTGTCGCCGTCAAAGTATGCTGTGCCGGCTACTAGTGTAGCCCAGGTTCCGCCATAGGTCAAATCATAGCCCATGGCATCAACAATAAATGCCACGTCACGTTTGCATTTGGTTCTGCTGAATTTTAATGTGCTGTAATTCTCATTTAAGAAAGCTGTGATTTCTTCTTTGATAAATTCTTTGTTTTCACTCAGCAGTTTTCTTGCATCGCCAAACCCGGTTAGATATCCAACATTATAACCTGTAGGGTCTGTGTTTGATACCATCAAGGTAGAGCTAATTTTATAATCAATCTGATGCTGCATGACTCTGACTAACTGTGCTGCATCTGCTGCTTCGTCTGTGCTGGCGTATGGGAATGATGCGCTTTGAACTGCGGTGTTACCAGAGCTTTCTGTAACGTTGGCTCCTCGAACAATTTGGTCAACCACTGTTTGTAATCTAGTCAGTGTGCTTACGCTGTAGCCTGCATCGGATCTATTAGTTAGACTGCCTGCTGGGCCTGCATTGGTTGAACGAAGCTCATCCCCAATCACACAAGTCTGTTCTGGCACAATGATAGGCAGTGTCTCACGATACTGACCTGTGGCAACTCTTATGAGATTGTTGGGGCTACGTCTTGCTGGCACACTGGCTATGGCAGCTGCTATCTGAGGTGCCGTGACTGCTGCTGCTCTAGCTGTGATGGCATTAGTGATCAGTGTAACACTTGCTGTTATTGTGGTCAATGCATCAGCTTCTGCTGTGATATCGCTGTTGAAATATTGAGCCACTGTGGCAGTAGAATTGTCACCGTTCAGTGTCTGATAATTTATTGTTGGAGCTGTCTGTGCCAACACATTTCCAACAACTGTGAGCATGTAGTTGTAGGCAGCTACAGATTCGTCTGACTCGATGGCTAGTCCTGGATATGCTTCTGTCTCGCCTTCGGTGAGACCGCCAATCAATGAATTAGCTACTCCACGTGATTTAATATTACCGCCATGACATAGATCATAGGTTACTGCATCTAGTGTAAATCCTACATCTCTCTCACATTTGAAATCATCGTAGACAAATGCTGTGGTAAATGGTGCAACGTTATTAGTAATTTGATTTTGTATAAATTCTGTGACTTCACGTTGTATGAACACACGATTCAATTCTAATAGATGCCGTGCGTCGGGATTTCTAGGACCACGTTCTACCTGTTCGCAAGCATAGCGTATGGTCTTAAACGGTTTGTCCCAGGTTCGGCCGTGTATCGGCGAAGGCAAATCTGTGCCTGTAGTTGCTACAAAATAAGTATGATCAACTTCACCGAGAGCAATCCACTCTGGATCTTGACCATTTGATCTTAATACAGTACCTTCGCGCCCAATTGGCAGTCTCTCTGGACCATTTCCGCCAAAAAAGACTAGATCTCCTTGCACTGACAGCACACTGGTTTCTGTACCAATGTTTAACAGATTCCAATATGTGCCTGTACTATCCTGATCTGGTCTGCTGTTAGCTTGGCCGCCGCCGGCTGTGCCCACAGTAGAACCGTCATCCCCTTCCGATCTATGGGCCAATACGCAAATAAATGCATTGGCTCCGAATCTTACTGCATCACCTAATAGATATTCTCTGTCATCTTCCCACTCACCTTGCCAGCTGATACCGGCATTGAGTCTTGACCAATATGTGGTATTTGGTGGTTCAGCTGACACTGTGGCAGTCATTGAACCCGATGCATTTGCAGCAATATTAAATGTTGTGCCGCCTGGTGTGGTACTCACAGTAAACTCACCTGCGGCCACAGTTTTTACATAGTACCTAGCTGTAGTAAACACCCCACCAAATGTTGTGCCCGTAAATCTTACAGACATTCCCACTGCTAGGCCTGCTGTTGAGGCTACGCCAAAGACATCGGTAGCTCCAGTTACTGACGTGACAGTAACTGTAGTTGAAGGAGAATCCTGTGCAGCTAGATAGGTATAACCACCGACAGATACTACCTCACCTATTTTATATGATGTAGTATTAGCCCAAGAAGATTGAAATTTAAATCCTTCTGTGTATAGATCCCATCTTGATGCCTGTGTTGGTGGTGTTTCAGAGGCAGCAGCGGCAGTATGCACAGTTTTTGCTATGTATTGATTACCGCCGTATGTAACAATATCACCAGGTTGATACAGAGTAGCATTATTCCAAGTGCTTTCAAATTCTGCTCCTTCTGTGAACTGGCTCCAACGACCTGCGGTGCTGTCTGTTAAAAATGCAGCATCAGCAGTATGTTGTGTGGTACAGATCCACAGACCGGCACCGTATTTTACCACATCATTGAGTTTGTATCTAGTGGCTGTAACCCAGGTGCCTTTGTATTCTATACCAGGATTAAATGAATCCCATTTGGCTTGATCAGCTTCTAATCCCGATGCTTCGGTTGCAGCTGATGTATGATAGGTATTACACACATAGGTGTAACCACCATACTGTACTAGATCATTTACCTTGTAGCGAGTGGCTACTGTCCAATCGTTCTTCCAATCAAGTCCCTCTGCATATAGCGTCCATTTGGCTTGATCAGCTTCTAATCCTGACGCTGTAGTAGCTGCTGAAGTGTGGCTGTCGTTACAGATGTAAAGAAGGCCGCCGTATTTGACCACGTCATTGAGTTTGTAGAAAGTACTGATATTCCAATCTCCAGTCCAGCTTTGACCGTCACTCATCTGATTCCATTTGGTCGGACTGTATTCTAAATCTGTGTTAAAATCTGCAGCAGAAGTGTGTCCCACTGCACAGATATATGTGCGAGCACCATATCTTACCACATCATCGATGTAATAGGTGGTGGATGGAGACCATGTGTTTTTCCAAACAAATCTAATTCTACCTAATTTAAATTCTGCCATTTTCTACTCCGTATTCTATATTTAGTTTGCTCATTGTTTGAACGATCTGTAAAACATTGTTTGGGCTAACATACTGCCACTTATTCCAGAATTTGCTGCGTCAAATTCTGCTCTTACTGGTACAATAATTCGTAGGCCAGCAACGTTGTTAATTCTATCAGGTCCTACCAGTACAGTTCCTGCTATAAAACTACCTACTGCAATTTCTGATCCACCTACACTAAGTCTATTTGCCAAGTAAGCAGCTATGGCTCGTTGAGTTGGAACAATATTATTTGAGTCTGCTATGAACAACGGGTCGGTAGAAAATTCTCTAACAACTGCTCCGGTGCCTCCAATCCTAATACCACCAAGTCGTAGTTCAGTAAGTCCAGAAAGATCAAAGAAGTCTGAACTAATTGTCACAGTTCCTGTGGCCTGTTCAACTGCAAACAATTCGCCTGCTCTAAAGTTACCACTTTGATCTGTTGAAGTATAAAATACTCGTCCTCTATTTTCTTCTACGATTTCATTAAATGGTTGTGGATCATAAAATCCACTGTATAATTCAGGATAATTGGTTTCTTCAAAATTTCCTGTACCTATGTCCAAGAAATCATGACCTGTAATTCTACATTGAGAGAATTTAGTTCTTATAGTTATTTCAGTGAGATGCGTTAAATTGTCACGAACTTTGATTTCTGGTGTTATACGTATTCTTGCTGCTAGCCCTCTGTCTGTGAGACCTAGTTCTTCAATGGTAACCAATGTATAGTCACTGGACAAGTTACCTATGGTTAGATTAGAACCAACTTTGGGATATGTCACTAAATCGTTGATAACAATAAATTTACCGCTAGGAATCACATCTGCGAATCCATTACCAGATATGGTTACTCTAGTAGATATTGTTCTATATCCTAGACCTCTATTAAGCCAACTTGGTTGTGCCAATACTCCGTCTCCGGTGCGGCATTCAATTCTTGCATCTCTATTGTTGTTGGGATCAACAAATACACAGGTAGGACCTTCTATATAACCAGATCCCGGATCCCATAATTTCACACTGCTTATAACTCCACTGGCAATTGTTACCCGTCCCAACGCTCTTGCGCCAGTTTGTATTTTGTTGAATTTATTTGAATTATCAATAGCGATCCATGTAGGTGTATTGTTTCCTACTGTGGAATCTCTAGCATCTACGTATGGGGTGCCAAATGCCACTGACTGCCAACTCTGTGTACTGGCCAGTGTTCTCGAAGTCCATACAATGCCGTCAAAACTGGTTGCTGCAAAATTCGTTATGCCAAATGTTGGATCGGCACCAACTGTTCGATTTCCTGTGTCTCCCACAGCAAAAAATACACCCTGTGCATATCTAATTTTTTTCCAATTGTGTGCTGTGCTACCATCTTGTGACGGCATAGTAGCAGGTAACCAATCATTACCATCAAAGCTGTAGGCCGCATCGCCTGTGCTTGATATGGCAACGAATCTGCCGTTGCCATAGGCAATGCTGACCCAATCTTTGGCGCTGGAGTCTGCAACCACGTCCATGATATGGCCAGCCCATGACCATGTGTTTAAAGTGGAGTTGTATGTACCTGTTGCTACAATGTTTCCACTGTTGGCCAAAACCACATATCTGTTTTTGCCGTAGGCTATGTCTACCCATTGGTTTAGAGTGGAATCACCAAATGAGGGCAATGCCAACGAACTCCAAGTTGTTCCATTGAGACTGTAGGCCGCTGTGTTAGAGTTTGTGGCCACAGCAATGAATAACCCGCCACCGTATATGCAAGAATTCCATTGCAGAGACACCGGCATTGATCTTGTGGTCCAGGTAATACCATTTAAAGAACTAGCTGCCACAGAACTGCCTTGACGTATGGCTACAAATATATGATCGCCTAGTGTGGGATAAGTTACTCTACCTGCTGCTAGGCATTTCCAATCACCCACTGTGGGCATGTTGAATGCAGTCCAGTTAGTGCCATCCGAACTATACATAGCAGCACTACCAGCAGTGGATACTACTACAAATTTACCGCTAGCAGCCAGGTTGTCTTCGCCTGTGCCATAGGTCTTTTGTTGTGCAGCCAGTATAGAATTTGTGCTGTCGTCGCTGACATCAGTGACTAAAATAATCAAATCATTAACTGGTGTAGCTCCACCTAAAAGGTCACCGTCTATGGTTAGTAGTTGGCCAGCCTCATATCCTGCACCCCCGTTGTTGATAGTCAATGTGTAATTTCTACCTCGTTTTACAATGTTAAATGTAGCTAAGGCAGCAACAACATCTATAGTTGTACCGGTGCCTGATTCATTAACCGCAATGTTCGTGTAAGTTTCAGTGGTGTCACCAAACACAATTTCTGACCAAGTGGTGCTAGCAGGCGTTGTAATTTCTTGTGCTGAATACGCAGGAGCAGAAAATATCACTCTGGGTTCTATTCGATATGTGGTGTTGGTCAACAACGGCACTGTCGGCAGTTTACCTGGAATCACATGGTCCCATCCTGGCTGATCATCGGATTCTCTGTATACAGTAACTACTTTAGTGACATTGTCATAGGCAGTGATGTACCCATACTGTCCTGTGCCAGCACCGCTGGTAATGAGTATTCTCATTCCAAGATATTCAGCAATACTGTTGGCATCATTGGTCGCTATGGTTATAGTAAAAGCATCGCCCGTTTGTGCATTGTTCTGCACCACCACATAACCACTGCCGCCTATTTCTTGTGCTATCAGAGCAGTGTCTGCATTGGCATCCAGTCGTCTTGCTTCAAACACAGCATCATCTCTAAACTCTTCAAAAATCACATCAGCATTGACACCAGCCCCAGTAAACACCGCAGTGGCTTCTGTATAATCTTGTCCAAAATTTGTCCATTCTAAGATTTGTATTTCGTCGACAAAATCTCCTGCAAATGCAGCAGCTACTATAGCCTGCTGAGCTCTGGTATAGTTTCTTGCTGTGGCTGGGATTTCCGAAGCATCGACGCCATCTGATATGGCGCCATAAGTGCCATAAGAACAGTTGCCGTTTGTGGCTCGTATAATGCCACCGTCTTCGGCAAAATAACCAATGTGGCAATAGTATGTGAACACTGAAACTAGTTCTGCACGACCGTTGTTGCGAACCCAGGCGCCAATACCATCACTGAGTACCTGTGTGAAATCATTGCTAACTATGGATCGATTGCCGCCGTTATGAAGTGCGCCATCAATCTTTTGTCCAACACATCCTGTGCCTAAAGTGGTAACACCTTGAATATACGGTGATCGAGTGGTAATCCAGGTGCTGGTATCGGCAGGCCCCCATCCTGGATCCAATGACACATAGGCTCCGCCCAATGGCAGTTGGTATAGATCAAAAGCCACAGGTGGATTCAGCACAGACTCTATACCTTTCAACGTGCAGTTGCGAATCCCTGTGGCGTTTCTAACATAAAACATATCTTCAGAAGTTGTGCAGCCTAATATTTGATTTCTGTAATATCTGGCTCTTAACAAAGATTTGTAATTTCCTGCGTAGATTATATCATATTTCCAAGCATCTACGTATCCCATAACACTGTATCTCAGCAAATCTGCATCAAACACATATGTAGGATATGTGGCCTGCATAAAGGCCACAGCTTCTTCAATAATAAAAGTCTTGTTGGCTTCTAGTTGTAACACAGTATTGGTATATGCAGTGGAAGTCTGTGCTGTGTTAGATCCTGTTAGTGTGGGGTCTGACCCAGAACTGTTGATATAAAAATTAATGTAGGCAATTATATCTGTAATTTTATTTTGTATTGCCAATGCAGCAGCACTGCTGGTAGCGATAGGTCGAGGACTTGTGTCTAAGATTTCATTTGGCGGAATCTCATTATCAAAAATTGGCGGGTTAAATGATATCGGAGTGGTTTCTGTCAAAAACACTTGATTCAACGAATTGCCCACCGACTTTGCTGGAATAATAGGTGTTCCTGCTATAATTGCCTGTATTATTGCAGAAATTCTATTTAACACAGCTATGTGACGTGTTCGATCAGCAGCCAGTATCACCGGCCCAGACGGTTTTATTGTTGTGCTACGGAGTTCAGCACCTAGTATAACTGTTTTAGGAGGCACAATAATTGGAGTTAATTCTGTATATTCTCCTACAGCAACCTTGATTGTGGTGTGTCCATTGTAGCCATCATTGACCTGCTCACAGGCAAATCGAATAGTTCTCCAAGGCAAGAATTGACTGGTTCCCCGCTCTGGATTTGTATAGTCATCAACGCCGTCGAGATCCACATATCTTACTCTGGCCGAATCTCCCCAGTAGGCATAATCAACACTGCCTTCTTGATTCGTAACAAGAACTTGACCCACTGTTCCGATTGGAACATTTGTTGGTCCAAAAGTACTACCATCGCCTACAGATGTTCTTGAAAGATCAAAGGTCAATAGATCGCCACGCTGTGACATTCCCACTTCCGAACCAGCCTGCAACACAAGATCCCAATAAATTATACCCTCACCGTTATCACCTGGGAAATTTGAATTAGCAGCAATGTGTTCAGTTGTGGCCTTGTAGACATTGCCTTTGAATACAACAAGATCATTCAAACTATATGTTTGACCCGCAGTCCAAGAACTTCTATATTCTTGAGAAGTAGTAACTATTTCCCAATTACTGGTATCTAAGTAGTCCAGTGAGCTGCCGTCATTTACGGTATCAGATATTGCTATGTATAGATTGCCACCGCGACGAACCACATCACCAACTTTATAATCTATAGTTGCACTCCATGTGCCCATAAAATCAGTAGCTTTGGACAGTAAATTCCAATTTACAGTGTCTTCTGAAATGCTAGAACTGTTGGTATGATTGGTAGCGGAGATGTACAGATATCCTCCGTATCTTACTATGTCACCGACAGCATAATAAACTGCATTGCTCCAGTTTTGATAAAAATTAAATCCGGGAAATTCTGTAACAAAATTCTCATTGGTAATATTAGATGATGCAACGTGTCCTGTGACACAGCGTAAAATACTGCCACCATATTTTACAAGGTCGTTACGTCTGTATCTAGTAGTAGCAGTCCATGTTCCTTTGTACTCAATGCCCTCGTAGTATATCTGCCACAATTCGCCTGAGCTGTCATCTTCAGTGTCATTGTTTCCTATTTCTAGACCTAATGCTGTAGTAGATGAAGTGTGCTCTACAATACATTTATACGCAATACCGTTGTATCTAATAATGTCACCAACGCCGTATCTGGTGGTTGGAGTCCATTCTGATCTCCAATTGTCTGTTGCTAAGTACACTGCCCAATTAAACACAAATGCATTAAATAATGCCGCGGAAGTGTGGCTTACAACACAGATATATATGACACCACCATATAGTGCAAGATCACCGGGATTATACAGAGTTGTGCCGCTCCAATTTCCACGCCACACATACCCGTCGGTCATTTTCAGCCAAGTTGGAGTCGGCTGTGTGTCTGAAGGATTATTATAATAATTTTGGTCAGCAGCAAAAGTTGATGCAGTGTGTTGGCGTAGGCATATCCAGGTGCTGCCACCATATCTCACTACATCATCTTTATTATATGTGGATGAATCGGCTGCCCATTCATTCTTCCACGTATATCTAATTCTACTGATCTTAAATTCTGCCATGATTTATTCCATTTTAACTTGAATGACCTGTGGGATATGAATATCCCTGATTTATTCGCTGTGTTAATCTTCCCTGATTATCAACATAGTACAATATATTTCTGTTATCCCAACGATATTGTGTCCATACCAAATTGTCATATTCTATTTCGTGATCAGTTGTTATACCATCAAAGTAGTCTACTCCTGGTTCAAAATCTTCAAAATTTTCTTCAACGGCTCCAGGCAAGTTTAATTCAATACTGTCTTTGTCTTTGAGCTGATCACTTCTATACAAAAATAATTCACCGTCGTTGTTTCTACGCAGAGCATACCAATAGCGAGGACTATCACCTAGTGCTTCATCTGGACTTTGACCTAAATAATAATTACTTGGCATGATTTTTCCTTAAGATATTTCTACATAACTAATGACAGCATCGATGCTGTCTTCAGTATCACTGACTATTCGTATGCCTGCAGTTTCTGGCAATATCAGTTTTTCGCCTTGTGTGATAATCTTAGCTGTGCTGTTGGGAGCAATTGTTAGACCACGCACATAATGGGCCTGGGTAGAGTTTTCATCTATAACAAATACATTAACTACCACAGTGTCATAGTCTGTGATGTTGGCAATATTCATACCAATTACGGTAACTCTAACTCCTGCATCTACCTGTAACACATCTACAGGTGTGGTTCCTATTTCGGTGTTTACTGCGTGTCTAAATAAGGTTGGCATAATTTTATCCTAGCATCAGCGCATAAGTGGCTGCTATTTCGTTGGCTTGAATTTCTGAAACTGCTCCAGATGCTCCCGCAGGGGATGCCCAAGTAATTCCGTCCCAAATTTCAAGAGCTTTTGAATTGGTGTTGAAACGAGTCATACCCAGTACTGCATAGGCAGTGGGTCTTTGAGCATCACTGCCTACAGGAGGAACAAAACCATTTGTTCCTTGAATTTTAAAATATCCTGTGCCCGTTTGCGCAATTTCAGTTACTGCATTAGAACTGAGATTAGTTATAACATTGTCTACAATTCTAAAGTTTCCCAGTCTAACGCCACCGGCACCATTGCCGTCTATGATTATGTCCTGTCCCGTAGTACTGGTAATTTCATTGTCTCTAAACATGAGATTACCAACATCCAACATGGTAACATTTAATACATTAGTATACAGGTTGTTAACGTAGACATTTCTCCAGCGATAGGCTCCGGAACCTAAATCCCAGGTGTTATCCGTTTGGGGAACTAGATCACTTTGAATGCTAGCATTGATAGTAACAGAATCAGTTAGACTGTCTCCAATAACAATATTTCCGCCTATGGTTACGTTTCCAGTGGCATTGATATTTCCTGTGACATTAAGATTGCCTGTAATGTTGGTGTTACCGTAAATATCTATTATTCCTGTACCGTTGGCTCGTAGTTCTAAATCACTGTTTGATACTTCTGTGGAAATGGTATTTCCTAGAATTTGAATGTCATCTACCACTAATCTAGCATTATAGATAGTTGGTTCAGCACCCGATGGTGCAAAAGTTATGGTACTGAGATCGCTGCTGATAGTATTGCCAGTGACTGTTATATTGCCAATGTCAAATTGATCGGTTACTTCTAGATCAGTGGATTTTGTTGTGCCGTTAACGTCTAAGTCGTGCAGCGGAGAAGATTTGTTTACTCCAATTCGAGAGTTAACAACATCCAAATATAATAAGTCAGTCTCAAACGCTAGATCCACGCCATCTCTGACTAGGTTAGGTTTAAGCATTTGACCGGAAATTCTTCCAATAGCCATTAGCTCTCCTTAGACCCCGTGTTTCACGGTTAACCACCTTGCATTGCGGGTTTACCACAGTTTGACCATACAAAGAAAGACCTTCCTTTGTAATCATTAGTATTTATATCGTTTGGAGAATTAGCCTAGGATGAGACTGTATATGTTTCCTAAATCTTGCATTATCGGCACACTTATTGTTGCACCACCACCAGTTGATAATTGCCATACTGTTCCGTCATAGCACTCAATATATTCTAGATCAGTGTTCCAACGTGTTTCACCTTCTTCGGGATTAGCTCTTCTTTGATTTTGTGGAGTACCTGGGGCAAAATTATCGTCACCTGTTCCTGCAGGTATTACAAAACCATTTGTGCCTTGATATTTTAAATAGCCTATCCCAGTAGATGTAATAGTGATAGCAGAATTGTTAAGATTGGTGACTATGTTCCCCTGCCACTGAGTACGTTCAATCGTAGTTATTCCAGTAAATGGTGTTATTCGAATATCATCATTTGACTGCACACTAATAATTTGTCCAGTAACTCCGTCTAGTCTCATTTGATCGCTGATAACAACTGCCTGAGGCAGCACAAGATTAGCGTGTGTTAGATCATCAGCTACGTGTAACTGACTCCACCGTTTTGCAGATTGGCCTAGATCATAACTATTGTCTGTGCCCGGGATAATGTCTTGTGTAAAATCTGGAGCCACTACTACAACATCTAAGGGACTATCGCCAACTATGATGTTATCTGCTGCTGATAAATCACCAGTTAGTATAGTATTACCGGTGACTGCTAGATTACCTAGTATACTGGTACTGCTTTGAATAATTACGGAGGCGGATGCATTAGGGTTAAGAACAATACTTCCGTTAGTTGTGTAATTTTTAATTACATTTCCGTTGATTTCAAGTTGTGCTGTTAGTACTCTGTCAAGATTAATAACTGCACCTGCCCCAGCAGGACTTATGTTAATGGCTCCTACAACTGTTGATATTGTGCCGTTGGCACTGAATATGAGATTGTCAAGTATTGCTTGATTGTCAACTATTAGATCTGTAGTTTTTGTATAACCGTCAATGTCTAACTCAACCACTGGAGTTTTATTAACTCCAATTTTAAAATTGTTTACATCTAGATATAATAAATCGTCAGATCCAGGATTATTTCGAAAAGTAAGATCAACACCATTTCTTTCCAAGTTTGATGTTAAAATTGGACCGCTTATTCTGCCCAGTTGTGTCATGATTAGTTAGCGTAACCGTAGTAAATAGTTACGTCTTTTCCTACTGGTACTGCATCTCCAAAACTTAAATAATATCCTGCTGGATATGCAGCTCCGGCAAGATATCCAGTCGGACTGCTAGTGCCTCCGGGATTATTAACTATGGTAAAGTTTGTAGTTGAAATTTGCATAACATTTTCAACTAGCACAATAATGTTGTCTGGACTGGCTGTATAATCTGGAGCATAGGTAGTATTCAATGGTCCAAATTTAGTTTCAACCAAGTCTCCTGGGCCAATAGTTTGTTTGATAATTGAATTGGCTGCTGAACCCTTGACTGTTTCCCAGAAGCCGGCAATATAACATTCTAGTTCATCAGTGGTAGTATTATAACGCAACATTCCATTAGCGCCGTTAGGCATTTCTACTCCGGAAAGATTTGGCTGTTGTGCTGTTGTGCCTTTTGGCAGTCGAAGGCCACCCACACCATCCATAGTATAACGACCGTATGGGTTAACCTTAAGGGCATTGTCCTTGAGACCAAATCTACTGGTGTTTTGTGTCTTTAAAAATTTCATACTGGTAATGTGCTTACAGTTATAGTTAATAATCCACCGACTCCGCCCGTGGAGCTGGCCTGAGCCTGAACAGTATCTCCGTTGCTTAAAACTACTCTTTCTTCGCTAAAGAAAACTGTTTCACCTGCTGGTATTGTCAGCTTGCTGACTATTCGTGTGGCTTCAGTGCCACCACCTCCGCCACTTGGAACCAAATATAAATCTAGATCGCTAGCACGAGTAGTTTCATTAGTAAGATCTACTGCTCCGGTGTTGCACACAATAATTGTGGTAATTGCATTGTTGCCAGAACTTGTGTAAACTGTGACTAGCCCTGTAGTTGTTAATCGTGTGTTTGCGATTGCCATTTATAATCCTTAAAATAACATACTGAAAAGTAGTGCTCTATTTTTACTTATTAATTCATCTGTGGTAAAACTGGCGTTTACTGTGCCGTCCAATTCTCTACTAGGTCTAGTGTTTCTAAAACTTAAACCTGTAGTACCTGTTCCTGGAGTAGATCCGTAAAGTATAGATGTGTTGCCAACCTGTGTTACTGGACTTCCATGATATTCAAAACTCATAGCATATGAGATCACAACCTTTCCCGTGCCGTTGGTTTCTAATCTTATGTTGGCATTGGTATTGTCTGCCTGGATTACTACTGCTTCAGCATTTTCAACGTTAGCATTTCCTCCAAAGTTTGCTTCAATATCAGGTCCAACTTGATCTTCTGCAAAGATTGTTAGTCCACGCATTTCAAAATGATCTGTAGTCATTACTGCTACACGCTTGTTATCAACAATAAACGCAATCTCACTACGTACTGGTTGAGATATATACGGTCCTATTGCAGGTGAAAACGATGACGCTGGGAGTGCATTCTCTTTGTCAAATACAATAACTCTGGTATCGTCTTTGGTAATTTGAAATGTAGGATTTAATTGAATTGCATCATCTACATAGCGTTTGTTTGGAACATCGTCATCGTCTAACACTCGCTGTTCGTAATTCACAGTTCCTGTTACTTTTACCACTCCTGTGCCGGCACCAATTAGAATTAGGTCTCCGTCGTCAGTAGCAGCATCTGTAATAATCTGTGACAATTTTAATTTGCTGTCAGTGTAGTTAAAACCGTCCTCAGGAGTTCCCTGTGCTATCTGCCAGGTTTCATTGGCTTCATCCCACAACAAAGCAGTTGGCGCAACTTGGCTAGAATCAATGTTATATCCTCGATCTATCTGTACGCCAGAATAACCCAGTGTAACACCTTGTCCAGTTTCACCATAATTAAGTATAATGATGTTATCCTGCACATTCAAGTTTGTAGCTTCTACCGTGAGGGTTTCTCCCAATACAATGAGATTGCCAGTGATTCGAACTTCGCCTACATTAGGACCGGTGTCCAGCAGAATAGTACTGCCTTCACCGGTTCTTATATTATAATCACCGCTAGATTGTACTGTACGTCCACTCAGTGCCATATACTATCCTTGATTAAATTGCTGTTAGTACAATATAGTCTGCTGAAGAATCGCTTTCTAGGTACCATGTGTAACGAACACCGTCATGGTTAGTAGAAGTATTGTCGTCTTCACCTCTATGAATACCACCGCTTAGTACTGGTACACTTGGGAAGCCATAAGCTAAACGTTTTGTTAGTTTACGGATTGGCACTAGACCGGCCGAAGTTCCAGCTGACTCACCACCACCTGTTCCGACTACTGGGGAACCTTGAATTAAAATTTCACCGTTGGCGTTTGGTGTTGTGTCAACCAGCTTACCTACTTGATATGCACCAAAGTGCGTAACTGTAACAGTACTAGCAGTTGCAGTTGCATTTGCAGTCATTGTTATTTGAGTTGCACTGTCAATAGATAATACTCTTGTACCTGTTGGAATACCGGCACCTGAAATCTCATCACCGATAGTAACTTCAACTTGATCACTCATGTTGAGTAGTGTTGCAGTACCGTTGCTAGTGTCTGCTGTAAATGTTTCTTTTTTTGCAACTACATATGTGTTAGCACCACGTTGTTTGATTAATACGTAGTCTGTAGATAAAGCGCCACCAAAATATCCGCTTACTGCAATTCCGGTATTACCGAGGTTGTTTAAACCTAGTACATCTGTACCAAATATGTCTTTCTTTAATGAACGTCCCATTTGTTTCTCCTAGTGATTTTTTAAATCATACGCGGCGGGTTCCGCATAAGTCCGATTTTACGGCTCTTACTTTATGATACTTTATTTATCCGCGACTCAGCATTGACATTAACTCTAGTTTTTCAACTGTGGCTAATGTTCTGTTTATAGAATCTATTTCTAGTTGTGCTTTTTCTAAGTAACTTCTATTATGTGTTTGTCTATGCAAGACCATAATTTTACTGTGCTGCTGTATGTGTCTGTCTATAATTTTTTCTATTTGTTGTACATCGTGAACAAACATAGGAAATCGTTTTCGCCAAACTAAAAATTGATTTCTCAGTTGTGTAAAATCTTTATCACTTTTTATTTGCATCAGATATTTAAGTCAAACAAAAAGGCTCCGAAGAGCCTTTTTGAACTTTGTTGTAAAAGTCAGCAATTAAGCAAACTTAACATTACCGCTAGTGATAGCAACGTTAGCCAAATAATCAGCTGCGTTACCTAGAGATGATGCTGTGTTAGTCAATTCAACATAACCATAACGTGTCATGAATGATACGACTGGTTCGAATGTTGATGGATCAAGTACAACTCCACTGCTCATCAATGGAATGTATGGGCAGTAGAAAGCGGCTGCATCAGATTCAGAAGAACCTTTGTAACCAATTAGTACTGGAGCACTGTCAGCGGCATAACCGTTAACATAGATCTTCATAGCACTGTTCAATGTACCAACAAACTTGGTGTTTGTAGGAGCTTCGAATGTACCTTCTGTTGTACGAGCAAATGCGCTTGTAGTAGCAGACTGAAGAATTGTCAATGCAAATGGACTAACAACTGCAAAGTTACCTGCGCCACGACGTGTACGCTGTGCAATGATGTTGCTAGCACGGTTAATTTGAACAGCTAAAGCAGCGTGTTCGTCACCAACGAATGTAGCAGTACCACTAACAGTAGCCTGGTCGTAGGTTAGTACGGCTGTGCCAGATAGTGTTGTCAAGCTACGTAGAACTTCTTGATCGATCTCAGCTGTGATCTCTTGTGCAAGAGCAGCCATGATTTCTGCTTCGATGTCAATGCCTTGTTGGGCTTGTGCATCTTGAGCAGCTTCAAACGTCCAGCGAGCTGATAACTTACGTGTCTTAGCTTCAACTGTTTGTTTCAAGATCTGAATGCTCATTCTGTTACCAGCTGCACCTTCTTTGGCTGCTGTTGCATCAGCTCTGCCATTTGTGTTACCAGAATATCCTTCTGCAACCTTAAATGGTGATAGAGCTTCTTCACCAGCACTTGCACTGTCACCAGTACTGCCTGTGTAGTTGTCTGCGTAACGAACACGTAGAGTGTGGATTTGACCCACTGGGCCAGTCATAGGCTGGACACCTACCAACTCGTTAGCAATAACTGTTGGCATTACACGTCTAATGACGGGTAGAATAACACGGTTAAGTGTTGCGATATTGCCGGCGGATGTGGCTCCAGCAGTGGCACTCTCTGCCAAATACTTGCGGGTATTTTCTAGAGTAGTTGCCATTACTGAACGCTTGTTACCTTGAAGACCTTCTAAAAGAGCTTCTTTGGTTTCCGACCAGCGTGACTCGAGTAATTGTGACATTATAGTTCTCCTTAAACTTTTAGTCCCGCAAGCCTGCGGATGTCAATGATTTCAGCAGTTTTATC